ACTAATGGGTTTATTCCAATTAAATTACATTGGACAGTTCACCCTGAAAGAGACCAAACTTGGAGAACTGAGCAAGAACGATTGTTAGGTCCAAAGGGAGCAGCTCAAGAGTGTGATTGTGACTTCGTATCTTCTGGTGATACTGTAATACCACCTGAATTATTAATGTTCTATAAAGAAACATATTGTATAGAGCCAATAGAAAAGGGTGGGTTTGATGGTAATCTTTGGAAGTGGCAATATCCAGAATATACCAAATCATATATGGTTGTAGCGGACGTTGCCCGAGGTGATGGTTCTGACTATTCAGCTGCGCATGTAATTGATGTGGTAAACGCTGAGCAAGTTGCAGAATATAAAGGTAAATTAGATACCAAAGATTTTGGAAACTTCTTAGTTACCCTATCAACTGAATATAATGATGCTTTACTTGTAGTGGAAAATGCAAACGTTGGTTGGGCAGCAATTCAGCAAGTAATTGATAGGGGATATAAAAATCTTTTCTATATGAGTAAAGATTTAAAGTATGTAGATGTTGAGAATCAATTTACAAATAGATATAGAGCTGAAGATAAAGGTATGGTTGCTGGATTTTCTACTACATCTAAGACAAGACCACTTATCATTTCAAAATTAGATGAATATTTTAAAGATAAATCTGTAATAATTCGTTCAAATCGTTTGATAGATGAGTTGTTTACCTTTATCTTTATGAATGGTAGAGCAGAAGCAATGAGAGGTTATAATGATGACTTGGTAATGAGTTTTTCAATTGGATTGTGGGTAAGGGATACTGCACTTCGTTTAAGACAAGAAGGTATTGACCTTACAAAGAGAGCAATTGGTGGTATTTCATCCAATTCACATGATGGTATATATGGTGGTGGAGGTTCTATGGGTGATAACCCTTGGAAAATGAGAGTTGGTGATGATTTTGAAGATTTATCACAATGGTTATAAATTATACTGTTTTGATAATTTACGATATTTATGATATATGTCAAAATTAAAAGGAGACCAAAATGATTAGACTTAAAAATATCCTAAAAGAAGATGAATATGTAAATAAAGCATATTCTATGGGGGATACACCAACCGATAACCCAATTGATGATTATGATGAATTGGATGTTGAGCAAGAAGATATGGATGATTTTATTGCATATCTTAAATCTTACTCACAATCATTGGATGAGGCTAATTGTAATTGTGTATTTGAAGCAGAGTATCAGGGTAGAGAAGTAAAGTTGGGTAAACCAATGCAGGGGGATGTTAAGAAATTTAAAGTTTATGTTAAAAACCCTAAAACTGGAAAGGTTGTTAAGGTAAACTTTGGAGACCCAAATATGAGAATTAAGAAGTCTAATCCAGAAAGAAGAAAATCTTTCAGAGCAAGACATAATTGTGATAATCCGGGTCCTAGAACAAAAGCAAGATATTGGTCTTGTAGAAAATGGTAAATAAATTATGGCAGAACAAAATCAAGACAAAAGTTTTTTTGGTAGACTAAAGAAATTATTTTCAACTACAGCTATCGTTACCGTTGATAAAGATGGTAAGAGAAAAGTTGTAGATACTGAAGAAAGACAGGCTACAACTAACTTAATGGCTTTAAGAGATAGATACACCAAATTACAAAGGTCATTCTATGAATCACAAGCATCAGGTCAATCGATGGCATATCACCAAGTTCGTAGAGAACTTTTTAGAGATTATGATGCTATGGATAATGACCCAATTATAGCATCGGCTTTAGATATATACGCTGATGAATCAACAACAAAGAATGAATATGGAGATGTATTACAAATCCGTTCTTCAAATGAAAATGTTAGAGAAATCCTTCATAACTTATTCTATGATATTATAAACGTAGAATTTAATTTATGGCCTTGGACAAGAAACTTGGTAAAGTATGGTGATTTCTTTTTAGGGTTAGAAATTGGTGAGGGTAAGGGAATTATAAACGTAATACCACATTCAATCTATTATACTGAAAGATTGGAGGGATTAGACCCTAGCAATCCAAACTATGTAAAGTTTAAAGTTGAAATGGATAGAACCGGTAAGAGTGAGTGGGAAAACTTTGAAATGGCTCACTTCAGACTTTTATCTGATACAAATTTCCTACCATATGGTAAGGCTATGATTGAAAATGGTAGAAGGGTATGGAAGCAATTATCTCTTATGGAAGATGCGATGTTAATCCATCGTATTATGAGAGCACCCGAAAAGAGAGTTTTCAAAATTGATATTGGTAATATCAACCCACAAGAGGTAGATAACTATATGCAGAAAATTATTAACAAAATGAAGAAAGTTCCATTTGTTAATAAAGATACCGGTGATTATAACCTAAAATACAATATGCAGAATCTAACGGAAGATTTCTTCTTACCAGTTAGAGGTGGTGATAGTGGTACATCTATCGATAATTTAGGTGGATTGGAATATGCGGCAATCGATGATATTGATTACTTAAAGGCTAAATTATTCGCAGCATTAAAAGTTCCAAAAGCTTACTTGTCATATGATGAGAACGTTAATGGTAAAGCTACGTTGGCTGCAGAAGATGTTCGTTTTGCTAGAACTATCGAAAGAATTCAGAGAACATTAGTATCAGAACTTACAAAAATTGCAGTAGTACATTTAGCAGCTCAAGGTGTTGATGATGCTGAAATTACGAATTTTGAATTGAGTTTAACAAACGCTTCTACAATCTATGAGCAGGAGAAAGTTAATCTTTGGACTGAAAAAGTTAGATTGGCAAGTGATTTGAAAAATCTTAATATGTTATCAACGGATTGGGCTTATCAAAACGTATTTGGTATGAGCCAAGACGAAGTTGATGTAGAAAGAGCTAAATTGGTATTAGACCTTAAACAAAGATTTAGATACACTTCAATAGAGCAGCAAGGACAAGACCCTACTGAAATGGAAAAAACTCCACAAAATGTTGAGGAAGAAATTGCTAGGTTAAAAACTGAAATAGAAGGTAATAAAGGTGGTAGACCAAGAGAAGGTAATACATATGGTAAAGATAAACACCCATATGGAAGAGACCCACTCGGAAATAAAGAAAACGAATCGGAAAGAAAACGTGAAAATCGTAATCTAGCCGCATCTTCATCAAAAAAGAAAATTTTAAGTGAAAAAACACACAAAACTGACCTTCTTGATGAAAATAATTTATTAGATGACACCAAATTTTAATAAACATTAAAAAGTTTATATTTATATGTGTTAGTTTACAGACGTAGATTAAATATAGGGTAAATAAATGAAGAAAATTAAACACTCAAAGTTTAAGAATACTGGAGTGTTATTTGAGCTTTTAGTAAGACAGATAACATTAGAGGTTCTTAATGGCGATAAGACGGAAAACGCTAAGAAAATCGTAAAGGAATTCTTTGCGCAGGGTACTGAATTGAACAAAGAGTTGAGATTATATGAACTCTTAACAAAAGAAAAATACAGTTCCGAAAGTAGAGCAGAAAAATTTGTAGATACTGTGGCTGAGGCTCACACAAAATTAAATGCTATTAAATTAAATAAGGAAAAGTATAATCTTATTAAGGAAATATCATCTAAATTTGATATCGAACAATTCCTATCATCACCTATAACTAACTACAAAGTCCTAGCATCGGTATATAAAGTTTTTGAATCAAAAATAACTAAAAACTACGATATCAAAGATGTATTTAATTCGAAAATTACCCTAATCGAAAATATTATATCAAAGCCCGTAAGTAGTAAACTAAACGAAAAAGTTAAAGAAGAGCAAAAGTTAATAGAATCTTATAGAAAGCAAGATAAAGACCTTAGATTACTTACTTATAAGATTTTAGTAGAAACTTTCAATAAAAAATATACAAATTTAGATGATTCTCAAAAAGGATTACTTAGAGAATATATTAATAATATAACAAATACATCTAAATTTAAAGATTACGTTTCTCAGGAGACTCCAAAAATTGTAAAAGAATTAAAATCTATTAATTCTAAATTAAAAGATAAAGTTACTCAAATAAAACTATCTGAAACTATTTCTGTTTTAGAATCTATGAAGTTGGGAAAAGCCGTAAGTGATGGACAGGTTTCAGCAATTATGCTTTCTTATGAACTAATCAAAGAATTAAATTCTAAAATAAATGGCAAGTAAATTTACGGATTTAGTAAAAGAAATTATTTTAGAAATAGAACAGGAGGAGTTGGAAGAAACAACTGCCACTGGTAATGTTGCGGGGTATGATACCCCAGCTGCATTTTCAAAGCCTGGTCAAACCAAAAAGAAAAACGATAGATTAGCCAAAGTAAGTGGTGGTACTGTTGTTGATACATTGGAAGAGGGTGAAAGAGATTATGCATTAGGTGGTGTTTCTACAAATAACGAAAAAACATTTAAACAAAAACCAACTGCTGTAAAAGATATTGATACCGAAAAGGTTGCAGATATTAGTGGTATGGTTGTTGCTGAAAATCGTTGGTTAGCATTAAAACAAGACGAATCTACACCAAGAGTTAAATTAGCTAAGGGTGTATCTAATATAAAAAAACAACTTTCAGAAATAGAAACTTTTTTAAATTGGTATTCTAAAATTAAAAATGAAAGTGGTTTAACAAGAGAAGAATATTGGAAACGAACAAATAAAAATCTCCATAGAATTAGAGAAAGGTTAATGAACATATCTGAAAAAATAAGAGGATTATAATATGAACACCATATCAAGAGCAAGATTAAAAGAAATTGTAAAGGAAGTAATGACGGAAGAATCCGAGTATCAAACTTTCTTTAAAAAGGCTTTGGAAAAAGCTGGTAAATCTATTACTCAAATGAGCGATGATGAAAAGAAAGAATTCTTTAATAAAATCGATGCTGCTTGGAGTGGTAGAGGTGAGAAGAATGAAGAATTGGTTGGAAACCAAGACAAACTTGATGTCGATAATGATGGTGAGATTGAGGCTTCCGATTTAGCAGCATTAAGAGCTGGTGATAAAAAGGAAGAATCCGTAAACGAAATTGAATACAAAGATGCTGTTGAGAAGTTCAATGTAGATTTGATGAAAAATTCACAAGTTGAAAGAATAGCTAAATTCCATAAAAAATCAATCAAAGATGTGGTAAAAGCATTACAACCATATGTAAAAGTGTTAA